GGCTGCTGAGGAGTTTGCATCCAACCTTCTCCCCCAAGTTCAAGAAGACCTAGGGGAACGTATTACACCTCCTGACTCTACCGAAAGTGTCATCCAACGAGCATTGGCTCCTGATGTGGTGGATACACCTCCTGTTTGGCAAAACTTACAGTCTGGTCCTTCCCTAACTTCTGAGAAGTTTCAAGGCCACCCGATCTTGCAAGCTGCTGGTAGGGAGCTAAACTCTGCCCATAAACAGACGGATTTTATTACAAAGACAGTGATTTTCCCCTTAGAGAAGTACATCTCCACCCTGACAGGTAAAGAGGTTTCTCTTAACTACAATGTAATGAAGCGGGAAATGTTTAATCGTGAACGATATACACCAGAGGAACTTAAAAGCCTAGGTATGTCTGACAAACAGATTGCTGGCTATGATATGTGGAGAGCAGCAAGTGAAGATGCCTTAAATCGTCAGAATGCTGCTTTGGTTAAATTAGGTCGTGAGCCTATTACAGCAGGAGAAGCACACCTTGCTTCAGTATGGCATGGGGATTGGCATACCCCCATTCTGGATAAGAACGGTAACTTAGCATGGTACATCCGTACCTATAGCAAAGCAGAAGGTGCTAAGGCAGTTGCCTATCTCAAGGCTACTTTAGGAGACAAGTTGGATAACACTTTCGGTAGAGTCAGGAGGTGTAATACGTTTCCCTAGGTCTTCTTTAACTTGGGGGAGAAGGTTGGATGCAAACTCCTCAGCAGCCGACTTATGATTAAAGCCTAAAGCTGATATTTCCTTAATCTTATCTGACACACCATCAGCAATCCCTTGAATGTTCAAAGCACCTTGTTGTCCCTTTGGTACTTTCATCTTACTAAATTCAGGAGAAAATGCTGATTTTATTTGGGCTGAGTTAAATGCGGTGTAGACTCCCCCACCCCACTCAATTGCGTCATGCCCTAGCTTGGACGCTTTTTCAGTCAATGCCTTCTGGGCTTTCCGATAGTTGGTGGTATGACGAAGCACAACCATTTCGGCTGGTGTTGGGACATATGGGTTTGTAATGTTGGCATACACGGCCATGACTCTACCCGCCGTATTAAGCTCATCATATTTCCGTGTATCTGGATTATACTTCAGATTTTGTGAGTCATTTTGTTTGGCATATTCCGAGGCCATAGTAGGATTATCAGTCAACCAAGCACCTGTTGGTCCTGCTTTAATATCCTGAAAGGCGGTATCCTTGGAAGTTCCATGATACATAACCTTTAAGTCCCCCAAAGTATCCTTAATTTTACTAGCCTGGAACCCAGGAAATTTCCCCAGGAACACCTTAGGGTCAATCGCACCTCGTTGCCCTTTAAATCCCTGATTTAAAGACTTAGCCTGTAGAGTTTTGGGACCCTGTGCTTTACGTGATGTGTCAGGCCGAGGGCCAAGAGCCTCTTCCAAAGCAGCTAGTTGGTCAGTTAGTAACTCACGTTTAATCTGTGCTTCTTTCACTAGTTGTCTATCCTGACTCCGCTTTGAGATTTCATCAAACATCATACGACGTTGTTTAATCTTAGCGACAGCATCATCTACCCATGAGCGGTCTTGCATCTTAGATAGGACTTGCTTGTCCGATAGTTTAGTAAATCCACCGTCTACCTTCTGTACCGCAGCTTTAGTTTTTTCCCAAATGACTCTCTCTTCCGCTGACATAGCAAATAGACGGTCTGTGGCTACCTTTTCTACAGCCGACTCCATAGTAGATTGTTTTGCTAATTCAGTGGTAGGAATAGCCTCCTGTTTAACACGCAGCGTCCCATTAGGTGCTAACTCATAGATAGGTGTGTCTGGTAAAGTAGTTTTCCCTTGTGCTGCTTGTTCGGCTGCACGAGCCTCCGCTTCTTTTGCAGCAAGAGCAGGGTCTTGGTTAGCTACCTCTCTTGCTACCCTGTCTGCACGTTCCTGTTCAAGCACCCTAGCTCTCTCAGCAACCATCTCAGGACTACCAACAGGAGCCTCGGATTGTCTCTTACGATCTAGAGAACCTTGCTGTAGGTTTGTTTCAGTTTTAACTTGTTGCTCTACAGCCTTCCTACGTTGAGCAATAGCATCCTGTGCCGCTCTAGCTTCAGGGGTAGAATGGTCCACTAAGTCTTCTGCCATTCTTACTATAGGAGAAGGAACAGCATCAGGCGCAACTTTAGGGGCACCTAAATCAGAAGCCATGCGCTCCAGAGGGGCTTGTCGTTCAAGGGTTCCAGTAGCACCTAGTGTGGAGGCATTTCCTTTACTATCCACAGTAATTGGCTGCTGTCCTTTGATATGTTGCTCTAGAATAGCAGCTTGCTGTGTATCTATGGCTCGTTGCTCATAAATTGATTTGTCAAACTGATCAAATGGATTAGCTTCTACTGGCTTCGCTGCCTTCTTCTTAGCATCAAGTTCATCCAACTTCGCAATAGCCTCATTGGTTGCCACCTTAGCAGGACCCTTGCCTTTAGCTGCTTCCACACCTTTAGACGCAGCAGTAATTGCCCCTTTAGCCATTCCAATTGGAATACCTAAGTCTATAAACTGCATTGCCATATCAGTAAGGGTTTTACCAGCAAAGGCTGTTTTTGGGCCTACATACTTTTCAAGAGTGTCACCCACAACCTCACCGGGAGCAGCAAACGCTCCCCCAATAGCCTCAGCATATTTTTGACCTTCTTTAGTAGAGGGTTGATAGGCCCCAAATCCAAAGTTAGAGGTCTGAGCATCCTCAACATTCTTAGAGGCTTGTTCATAGCCTTGTCCAGCAGCAAGTGCGCCAAGACCATGTAAGCCCCCTGCAATCATAGAAGGCAAACCTGCCACCATACTTCCCACAGCCTCCACTCCACCCAGAGCCTTCTTACCCATCCCAATTGTCTTCTCTTTCAGGATTTGGTGTTCATCCGGTTGATCAAATGAATCAAATGGATTGCTACTTGAAGTAGCTGGGGATGCATCAAATTGATCAAATGGATTTGCCATAATTATTGTCCTAGGATTTGTGAAGAAGCTCCAGTCCCATACTTAGCATCAAATGCGGCTCTCAGTGATGGATTGGCTTTTAGATGCTGGATTGCACCTTGTGGAATACCTGATTGGTTTGGTACAGGTACATTAGGTTGTACAGCACCACCAGTAGTTTGATTAATATCAATACCAGCAGCATAGGCAGGATTTGTCGTAAGCATCATTGCTTGCACACGTTTCAACTCAGCATCTCTAGCAGGTGATGGAGGTTGCTTAGATAGAGAAGTAGCATAGTTATTCAGAGTCTGCTTCATATCTGCTACCTCTAACGCCCGTTGATTATTCATTGCTGCAATCTCAGAACGGTTATCAGCACCAATACGTGCCGCACCCAATGTTGCTCCGGCACCAATCTGAGCACCCTTCAAATGATATCCACCCTTGATGTTTTCAAGTTGAGCCTCAAGGGCATTCTTTCTACGCGCCTCAACAGCGGCTTTAGTATAGTCTAAGATGGTGCTTGCAGCTTGCTTGTCAGTAGGAGAGGCTTGTGGATTTTGTAGAATGCCAATTGCATGGTCTTCAGCCATTTTCAAGTCAGACTCACTTGCCTTTAGAGCAAAGTCTTTCTGATCTTGTGAAAGCTGCATCCCTTCATTCGCCATCGCTCTACGTGCATTAACACCTCCAATAGCATTTGTACTCTCTAGTCCTTGATTTTGAAGGATTTGATTTTGAATTCTACCGGGATTATTTGCTTCATCAAATTGATTAGCAAGTGTGGCTTTTCGATTAGCTAAGGAATTTGCTTCAAGTCCTTGTTGTTGAAACTGATTGGCAAGGCCCACTTGTTGTCGGCCCTGCATAATCGCATCAATGTTACCAGCACCGTAAATCTGGGCTAGTTCAGGTTGGGAGAGAAAGTTACCAGCATCCATAAATTAAGCCCATTCTGTATTATCCGTAAACGGAGTAGATTGTACTTGTGGCTGGAAGTTATTAAACATTCCTGACAAGCCTTGTTGTGCCCAATCCAACACACCAGTTGATTTACCTAGTGCAAGTAGACGAGCTAGTTGCTGCCCCTGAGCAGTTTGGGCTGCATTATTTGCTGCTGTTGCTGCTGTATATCCAGCATTACTGGAGTTAGCTAAACTAGACATAGACTGTGCGGCTTGTGCCTGTTTATCTGCGAGTGCTGCTTGTAGCTGTACTGCACGAGGGCCATACTGACTATTTCTACCAGCAGCAGCATCTTTACGAGCAAGGGTTTGTTCAAGCTGTTTGGCATAAGCACTATTAGGTCCGTACATATCCGCTAGATTACTCATCTGTGTTTGTAAGGCAGTCTGCGTAGCTAATTGGTTTTGTTGTTGTTGGTCAGCAAGTTGCCCACCTTTATAGCCTTGATATAGGCCAGCTAATCCTTGCAGAGTGCCCCCTAAATCAAACCCACTTCCTTTTGGTGTATTTGGATTAGAGGAAGCCTCACCACCACTACGCATAGCAGCCTGTACCATTTGCCCACCAAGTAAACCCCCCACAGGACCAGCTACATTGTTACCTATTGTAGAACCCAACATGTTTCCACCATAAGCTAATGCACGATTACCTAATGTTGCCGCAGGATTATCACTCTTAGAAGCATCATATCCAGCAGTGGCTAGTGTACCACCAATACCCGGAATCATACCAGCCGCAGCCCTAACAGGAGACTCACCCATTGCGGCCCCAATACCAAGATTGGCAACCTTCCCAACAGGAGTCATACCTAGAAGGGTTCGTAAGCCCTTAAAGAATGGTGAGGAGGTAAAATCATTTGCCCCATAGTTACCGATGGTTCCCGCATAATCACCGCTACCGTTAGTAGGTAGTCCTGTAGGTGATGTGTAGTTAAACATACTGCCTAATGACATGGCTCCAGGCACTTCAAAATCAGCAGCATTAAAATCGTAGTTCCACGGGCTAGAATTAACCTCTTGATTACCTCCCGACTGGGTGGGTGTTATAGTTCCACCTAATGTAGACGAATTCTCACCATCATCATCCGACATAGTTCCACCAAGAGTACCTACATCAGGTGCTCCATACATCGATCCAGTGAAATTCCCTGAATAACCGCTATCTGTGCTATCTTCCATATAATTTCCTAAAGTTAGATTGCTGGAAAAGAAAGGCCATCAAATGAAACCACGCTGCCAACAGGATATACTTCCCCATTAGGGTGTATTTGGACATAGGCTAAGGAAGTCACTGAAGTTGCTAAAAATGTCTCATAGACTGGACGAAATCCAACTGGAAGTGTCATTGCAAGTGTCCCTGATGTACCTCCTGTGAGCACCCCACGAAACCTCACAATCTTATCTGCTGTGATCGCATACCCAGGAGGAGCCGACCCTGCTCCTGCTGATCCCCAACTATTTACCAAAGAGGCATTAAACCATGTTAAAGTAAACAATGAGTTTCGTTCACTCAAGGAGAGATGATACTCCCCATTACCAAGAATACCCTGTAGGTTACTATGTAGGCGAGTGGCTATATCTGTAAGTTTTGATCCTGCAAAATCAATCGAGGTCCAAGCAACAATAGCCGCAGAATTGAGATAGTCGTACAGCTTTCGATACCAATCAAACCACGCAAATGTACCGGGTTCGGATTTAACAGGAGGTGGAGGAGGTTTTAGCGCCATTATGTTTGACCTTTATTAATTGTAATCTCCATACCTTCAAGGCGTAAAAGATAGGGCTGAGTATAGGTGAATTTAAGGGCTCTCCTACGAAACATCCCTAGCCTAAAGATTCCAGCAAAGATAGGATTGAGCGATAAGGAGGTTGCACTTGACCATGTTTGATAATCATCATCACTCCACTGAACTTGTACAGATAAACCTGATGTGTTGGGCGTATCCCCAAGAAGGACCAATAAATCCATTCTCTTACGATCAGAAGTGTCAAAGTCGAGTTTACTAGTTGTAATTGTGCATGTAATGGCAGTCCCTAAATCCTGTGCCACAAGGTCAGTCATTGTAGCTATTACAACATTAGTGGCTGCACTAACAATTACATATGGATATCCAATATTGCTGTCAGTCGCATCATAGGGCCGGTAAGTGAAGTTCCACTCAAACCACAGTTTTGAATCTAAACTATACACGAATGTACGTGATGTTAGGTTTAGAACATAAAGTTTTTGACCGGCTACTTTTACACAGTAGGCACTGGCATTAGTAATGTTTGTACCCTCTTGATCCAGCACAAATCTAATAGCAGGAGCCGCAATCTCAGTTTCTTTAAATCCATCAATAGTCCAAACACTACGTCCACCTCTCCCCATCTCACCAACCATAATTACATCAGTGTCAGTGGATACCACAGTCCTGATACAAGGAGTACCAAACTGTTGTACCGCTGAATCATGTCTTGCTAGGGGGCTGCCCGAGGCATTTGCTGCATCATACAGTAGTTCAATACTATTAGTGCCTACAGCATAGATATAGTTGTTATTTCGTGTCAGTCCTTGAATCGTGTCTGGATACATTTCAGCAGAAATAAAGTCACCTGAAGTCCATGAGGACGGATCATTCAAATCACTATTGTAAACATCCTGTGTGTTTGGCTTTGCCAGAAATAAGTATCCATCAATTACGATTGGTGTTGGAATATGGGGGTTTGGAAAATCAACATCCGTAATTACAGTCGGAGCAGTGTTATTAGCTGTAAAGATATAACCATAGGTTCCATCAACAAGGATAAGTGTTCGTGTACCAACATCATTGACAAACTCTACAAATCCAACATCACCAGTTGAGGTGGAGAGTGTGTAGAGGAATGTATTGTTAATATAGACGGAAGCACCTACTACAGAGAGCACACCGGGAGATGGAACATCCCAATAGTATATCCCTCTGGGAGTCCCTGAGCCAAGGGTATATAGAGTGTCTAGCCCTGGCCTAGTTCGCAACCACCACTGTTGATTTTGTTTTTCTGGGCCCTCAGTTTTCTCAGGCATCCAGTTTACAAGCCGTTGATCTTTAGTGGCACCAAAATCCCGTTGCTCAGGACCACCGACAAAGTTAAATCTTTGGGTTGTTTGGGTTTTATCTACAGGATTTTTTGTAAATGCCATTGCTATGTCCTTCTACCAGTCCAATCTGGCATTAAATACAAACTACCTTCTTCAGTACCGAAGGAGAGAGCCTCTTCTGTGAGCATCTTGGCTTCAGTCGCAAGACTTCCACGATCCTCTTTACTAGTGCCATATTCAGGAGCCAGTCTCCAAGCTAATGTGTAGATAACAGCCTCTGTCCAGTAGGATGGGAAGTCCAAGTTATCTGTTGCACTGACCATATCATCTGTGGAACTTTGATAGAACACCGTAATCGTGGTGTTATTATCACTAGGCTTAGGCCAGAGACTCACTACCCCATAAGTTGTTAGTGGATGGTAGTAAAGAGATACTGGTTCCCCAGAAGTGTTACTTATAGGCAGAAGATTGAAGTCGTACAGATTTGTAACTTGCAGGGGAACATTCATCGCTCCACTACTTTCTACACGATATGCCTGGATAACTTTAAGCGGATGTGATGTGTTTAATGTCTGCCCTACCCCAATATTGTATGTAGCAGTATTAAGCGTAGTAGTAAAGGTGTAACTCTTAATTGCCCAAATAGGCATTCCCTTTGTAGCCAGAGTTTTTAGAAGTGCATTTAGAGCCTCAGTTCCTGTTGCTAGTTGACTACTATTCGCAGTCTGTCCTTCAGCAATCACCCCAACCTTACGCAGTGCCGAATTAATAATTGAGTCCCGCGTTAGGGACCATGTTGAGACTCCAGATGTACTCATATTATTTCCTTGTAAAACTCGCTACAATGCGGCTACCAAATAAAAAGCCAAAGGCTACATTAGCGGCCTCCAGAGCAAGGGCCTGGATATGGGCATCAATAGTAAGAAACAAACTACCAACTCCAACTGATATTACCACCAATGCACCTAGGTATCTAGCGGAAGCACGTAAATCAACAACCCACTGACTCGGCAATCCAATCGGTGTGTCGAGTAGGGCAAGGGCCTTCAGTTTTTCAGTTTCATTGGTGTCGAGTTTAATCTGTTCTTCAACAGTGGTAGCTCTAACAGTTCCGGTAAGTCTAGCAATTGCTTGCTTAATACCCTCAATACCGACAGGGACTAGTGCAGCTAAGATCGTTTCTACTATCATGACTTATCAACCTTGGTATCTAGTTTGTTTTCAATACGCTGTAGAACACCTAAAAGCTCTAGTCTGAAGTCACGGAAATCATCCTTTCGGACATAGAATAAGGCTACATTATTCTGAAAGGCTACTAAGTCCTCCTTCAGTGTTTTGACTGCTCCCCATAACTCACGGGCAAACCAACCTAGAATGAGAAGTCCCCCAGTTAAGGTGATGTTTAATATTTCAATCGTACTCATAAAAGGTTATCCCATTGCGATAAAAGAGGTTACACTGTCTGTCAAGGTCCCTGTAGACCTATCCTTAACAATGTAGGTGAATCCAGCACCAGTGGACGAAAAGATAGAGGCTACATAATCACCATAAGTACATATAGTAATGGCAGGACTCACAGACTCGCTAACCTGCCTATAAACAACAGCGTAGGTCCCGGTTGAACTTTTGGTTACACTACTAATATTCATTGATTTCGTGGAACCCGCAAGTGCTCCTGCTGCTGTCACGGTGGCGTAGGCTAAAACATCACCAGATTGATTACGGCATACAGGTGTGTCCGTCGCGGAGGAAAAGAAGCATCCATCCCAACTGATTCGATTAAATGCTCCACCTGACTGTACTTGATTAATTGTATATCGGGCGGCTGAGGGCACATATGTGTTGTAATGCTTAAATCCACATCCTGATATTTGAACAGTAGATACTATTACACCAGAAGTCTCTGCATAAATATTATGGGTTGTATAGTATGTGTTTGAGATACGATTAAACGTACATCCCGAGATAAATGCCGATGAGGAGTAGGTTGAATTTGCCAACCAAATATCTGCGGTACCGTGATTATACTCAAAGTATGTTCCTGTTACAGCTAAGGAGCAGGCGCTCTCCAGGCCCCCATCGTTAATCAAGATACCATACTTACCAGAGGTGGGAAGGGCTCCGGTATGCCCATTACCTTCTACTGAGCCTCCAATATAGGTGAAGTTTCCTGCACCAATAACCCAAGCACCATAGTTGGCATTATTACCAAGGACACAAGAATAGAATGCTAAGGCGTTTGGAGCAGACTGAAATCCGTCGGCAGTAGGGCTGCGCTCAAAGCGTACGCCACCTAGATTGAACAAAAACTGACAGTTGTAAAAACTACTAGAGAGTACATCGGTTCCATAAACACCAATATCAGCCCCTCGAATCATAATATCTCGGAAAGATATAAATGCAGCATTAGTTAACTCAATACCTACACCACCACCATCTTTGGCAATAGCAATACCTTGGATGGTTTGGTGACTATGCATCCCAGCCCCAGATGTTCCACCAATAATAGATAAGACTGAGTGTGTACCAGCATCCCCATAGAGTACAGAAGAAACAGGTCCATCACCATACAGACTCATCTTGGGTGAGTAAACTCCGGTATCTGTAGAGTTATCAATAAGCAAGTTTCCAACAATTCGATATGCCCCTGGAGGAACATATAATGCAGCACCTAATGCATTTGCTGCATTAATCGCAGCTTGGAAAAAGGGTGTGTTGTTGGTTCCGGTAGTACCATTCCAATCTCCAACAGCACCATATTGAGTGACACTAATCCGGTCCACTGATGGTGTGTACCCTAGGGCATTAGTTACATCTGTTCCTGTAAGGGTAACAGCCCCGGTACGGGTGTTGAAGGTGGTAATATGTGGTGTATATACGTCAGTATTTACATCATTGAGCCAGTCAGATTGAATAAGAGTACCGGGACTAAAGACAGTTGAGGCCATAAGGTTCCTAAGTTATTTTGAAATACAGCACGTATGCTGCTATGAGTTTTACACAAGCTGCCCTGAACTGATATATTCAGCCCTTGCACAGTCGGCTGTACCTATATCTGCTTTTCCTTGTACTGTTATTATTGTACAAAAATGAAGAAATATATCAGGAGCCTCTGGTCGAGGGAGGGGTACTATCTGTTTATCCCCATGTACCCGTAAGGAAAGTTGTGGATGCTTTACTTCAAAGTCCTCCGAGCACACCAATAGTCCATCCCACCGTTTTTTCATGGTGGAGGCTTTAAACTTCCGTCCACAACTATCACAGATTACATTCCAGTCGCCAAGTTTAAGCCAATTCTGCATGGGTATTCCTTACCTCAATCTGTGCGCAAAACGCTTGACAGTCTGCGAGCGTCGGGGGTGTGCAATCAGGCCAGCGAGTTGCGTAGTCAGCACACACGGCAGCGTGCAGGGCGTCGGGGTGCACCATCAGGTAGTGCGCTTGGTCATAAAACTCTGAAACGCACGGCGTTGATAGGATAATCGTCAGACCGTCCTCAGATAGCGTCCAACTGTCGTAGCCGCCAGTGTCTGGGTCCATTGCTCGGGCTATGGACTTTGCGATCAGGGTCAGGCCCGCAGGTAGAGTGGCAGCAAACGTGTGGTCGTAGGCGCTCATAGCGTGACCCCGGAAAGTTTTGCGGAAAACTTTTCTAGCAACAGCAATTTGTCATCTGTAATTGTGCTTTTACCCAACTGCAATTGAACAGAGCCGCCCCAAGCAGAGTACCCTAATGCTTTTCCGATAAAGCCACTTGTCAGAGTAAAAGAACCCGTTACTGTGCCAGTGGAAACTACGACACCGTTGCGCCGAACGGTAACCGTTGACCCTATTTTTTTTGCAGATACAACTGCGAAATCACCATTCGTGTACAAGCCAGCGCTTATGGCCGTTATGGTCCCTGCATCATCTTTATACCGAACCGACAGTGCTCCGTTTGCGTTGACAAGCGCGGCAATAAACGCTGTTGGCCCGGACCCAGAGGCAAATGCATACGGATAGTCAGAAGGTAGCCACGTCCCGTTTATGACAGCGACAAACCAATGGTCGTCACTCATCTGAAACGGAACACTGCTTAACTCCAAGAAGTCGTTACTCCCATCAAACTGCCATGAGTAGCTACCCGCCGAGGGGTTACTCGCCGCTGCCGTGGTGGTCAGTGGGATGCCACCTTTGTCGATGATCTGTTGGGCGGTTAGGGTGCCTTGGAAGAGTCCAGATGCGCTTACGGTAAGTGTCCTTCCTGTTCCTAGGTATGTCACAGATGAGGCGTAGTTACCTGCTACGAACGTTGTGTACATCCCGATAACCAAGGTCTGCGCAGAGGCCGCAGTGTGCTGCGCAGCTATCAAGTACACCCCCGCCCCAAGTGGGGTAATACTGCCAGTTATAGAGCCAATAGTTCCCTCAATGGTGCCAGTTACCAAGTCAA